TGTTACAGGGTTCCAGTTTCCGTGACCGTCTGGAATTGTTATCAAATCGCCTATATCAACAGAAAGAACTTCGTTAAGATAAAAATAAGAAGCAGCCCCGCCGATTCTGAAATTTCTAAAATTGTGATTCCATTTACAGAAAACAGCCGACCATTCATTATTTGCGTATTTAATGTCAAATGTTATTAATGTGCCATTTTCGTAATCCACATCTAAAATACGTGAATATTGTGTTAATATGTCACTTGCAGAAAAACTAAATGTTTGATTTGTTCCGTAAATATCAGAACCAGAAGTAAGACTGTAAGCATTTGAAAATCGTGGGTCTATAAAATTTTTATTAGCAAGACAAACAGAAGAAACTTGTCCAGAAAATTCTTCTAATCCAAAAGCATAAGTTTGCTTATATCCTGGATTTCCGTTTTTGTCTTCGTATTCTTCTCTTTCGCCTTCTTGTAATTTACGCATATATGTAATATTTACATCATCTGCTATAAATTCGCCAGTTTTATTGTCCTTATCTAAAAGAATAATAGTTTCAACCTGATTTCTTTGTTTTAATGCTATATCTTGCGTAATATCAGTGTCTAAATTTCCGCAGCTTTGAATGTTTTCAATATATTTTGTTTTAGCCATTGTCTTCCTCCTCTGCATACGGGTCATCTGTACCGATAAGATAGTTATTTAGTGTATTATCCCTGTTATAATATGGAATTTGTTCATCAAAAACGTTATCAACGATAAATCTGCCGTTTCCTGTCATTGTTGCCATAACATCAGCACGAATGTCACCTATTGCAATAGTTCCAACAGCGTCATCTGATTGAATATCAACTGCGTAAGTACTAAGCCAGTTTTCTTGTGGGTCTAAAAAGAAACAATAAAACTCAATTGTGTTATATCCTTCGTGAATCTTGTGTTTTGGTTTAAATGTTTCATCTACGCCATCAACAGAATAAATTAACTGAATTGTCCCTTCTGTAGTGCAATTAATACAAGCCTGACCGTGTAAAACGATTACATCAGCACTTCCATTTGCATAATCAATTGATGTTATATTCTGTCTTATACTTCCTACGTTATAACTTTCAATATTTTCAAAAGTTTCTATGTAAGTTCCATTGTTTTTTGCATAAGCACTTGCTGAATTTGCAGCACTTGAAGCGTCTGATTTTTTATTTCGTTTTGCTAAAAATATACTTTCACCAACGCCAGTAATTTCCGAAGATGAATGAAAAGTAAAAGAAAACGAAGTTATGACAGTTTTAATGTCATTTTGTAAAACATAACCATCTGCAAGAACCTGAATCATATCACCTAAATCAAAAATAGGATTATAAACAACGTTATATTTTGCAGGTGTGTAAATTACATCTTTGACAGCGTCAAGAATATTATCAACGGAAGGCTGAACTGTTGAAACAAGTCCCTTTATCATTTTGTTAGTTAATGAATAGGAAAGTCCGTCATTTTGTGAAGTTGTTGATTTATAAACGATATTATCAACGTTTAAATCTATTTCACTTATATAAGTGGTGTATTCGCTAATTGTTTGATTTTTTCTTTGTCTTGCTGTAAGTGTTCCGTTTGCTTGTGATTTGTATTGTCTAATTTCAAGTTTTCCTTCACGGTTCATTGTTGCAAATCCGCCAAGTGTAGACGCTACGTCTTTCAAAGCGTCCCTGTATGTTGTATATAATCCACTTGAAATATTTAAAACAATATCACTATTAGCAAGGTCGTTTATTTCTTCTTCTGTATTTCCCAGTTCTGTTCCTGTTTGATTACATAACCAAGAAAGCATTGCAAAAGCACGACCATTAGAAGTAAAGTTTCCTATATTTTCGTCAAATTTTTGCATACCGTCATAAGCAGTAATACTTAAAACTTTGCTTTTTCTTGTTGCTTGACTTATGTAATAAACGCCCAGCGGAATATGGTTGCCAAGTGCGTCATAAAATATAGTTACTTTTGCGTCATACAAATCATATAAATATAAATCAGTTATTAACTGAAATTTACATTCACCAATGAAAGCACTTCCGATTTCTAAGGAAGAACCACTGCAAGATTTATTATTTATGTTTAAAGAAGAAAAAATTAAATTTTCAGCACTTAGTTCTATTTCATCACCGTTTTTAAGTGAAATTGTTCCAGAAATTTTTGCATTTTCTGGAAGTGAACCTTTGTTCAATGTGTTTTTATATGCTTCATTTACCTCAAACATAATAAACCTCCTATAATATTAGTATGACAGTTTGCCATTTAAAAAAGGACGGTCAAGCCGCCCTTTAAATAACTGACCGATGGTCATTTTTTTACTGTTCTATTAGTGAAAAAGATACGTTCCAAAGTCGTTTTGTTCCGTTAGTATTTCCAACGCCTACAAAATCAACAGTTCTGTTTCCACGGTAAGACGCTTCAATGTGTTTTCCGAAATCTGTTCCGTCATAAGTAAAATCAACTTCTATATCTTTTCCGTTTGCAATTGCACCAAGTATAGTGTTTTTATAATTATCGTCTACAAGTTGCCATTCAAGTGCAATTTCCATTTGGTCTTTTCTAACAATATTGACGTAAGCAATTCCGTTTGTTGCACGTCCTGAATCTTGGTCGTGAAGGTCAGCGGCTTTTATTTGCATTTTTGTAATATTATTAGAACAATCTATGCCGTTTATTTTTATCAGTCCTATTGTCATAATTAACCTCTAAAATCGTTCGTTTCTGAAACTTTTAAAATTCTTGCGTCTAACCATTCGCCGTCCATCTGAATCTGCAGATTGATATTACCAACGCCAGCAGCCTGTGCAGATTGTCCGCCTTGTAATATGCTTGCTGTTCTTCTTGCAATTTCATCAAGATGACTTTCAGTAAGTGCATATTCTTTTTCACGTTTGTTGTCGCCTAAAACGCCAAGAACTTCGTGATTAGGTTGGAAAACGCCACCGTTAGCAAAATGGAATGGACTAAAACCAGATTTACCAGAAGATTTTGAAGTTGCTGAAGAAATTGAACTGTTAACGTCTTTTATTTTGTTCATTAACCAAGTAAATTTCTCTCCAACGCTTTCAGCAAAAGAAGCAATTGTATCGCCAATACCAGAAAAGAAATTACTTATCCAGTTTCCGACACTTTCAAAGCCTTTGACTATTGTATTATTCCAGAAAGGAACAACTGTTTTAGTCCACCAGTCAGATATTCCACTAAATACCTGACCAAGTCCTTGAATTACAAAAATAACAATATCGCTAAAAAGTTGTGTTATAGGTCCTACACATTTCTGTGGTAATTCTATAAGCCAGAAATTAATATCTTTTAAACCTTCCACACCTTTTTCTTTAACTTGCTGCCAAATTCCGCCAACCATTTTAACAATTATTGTTGTAAGTTCTGTTATGGCTGCAATTAATATTGATGTGTCAAAAAGTCCGCCAAATAAGCCACCCTGTTCAAAAATAGAAGTTATAAAACCACCTATTGAACTAAGTGCTCCGCTTACTATTCCAGGTATTGCTTGAATTCCTGAAACCAACATACTAAATCCAGAACTTATAATTCCAAATGTTGATGAAAATATTTTTCCTAAACCGCCTACTACTGTAATAATTTTTACTATCGCATTAAACAGTAAAGATAAAGCAGCAATATCAATTGCGTGGTCTAAAAGGAACTGTAATGTTCCGCTTTTTTCTCCTGTGTCTTTTCTAAATACATCAGCAATATCATTTATAATTGTTTTAATTCTTTCTAATGAATCAGCCCAACTATCAAAAGTTTGCTGCCAGTTATTGTTTTCAATCTTATCAAATAACCATTCAAGGACGGTTGTTTTTAATTCTATAAAAGCGTCTATAACTTTATAAACCTGTGTTGCAACATATTCGCCCCAAGTAAGTTCTCTAAATTCTTGGTCTTGGTGTTCAAAATCTTTTGAATCTTTACGCCAGCCAGCAAAATTATTGTTTTCTTTAACATTTCCAGTTGCTGCTTCATATGCTTTTGTTTCTGTTGATTTTGGTGCATATCCGTAGTGACCGCTGCCAGAATTTAAAGCATTTCTTATTGACTGAACCGCTTCTTTCATAGCAGTATTAACTCTTGTGGCACCATCTAACAAGGAAGTAAAGATTTTACTGCCCCAACCTGCTTCCCACATATTTCTAAATGCTTCTGAAATATCATTAACAAGTCCAAGAAGTTCAGTTCCTAAATCTATAATAGACTGTATAAACTTAGTGCCAGTGTCATCTTTTTCCCAAGCGTCTTTCCAAGCGTCTTTTATTGCTTTTATCCACGCTTTTATTTCTTTAACAAATCTTTCAATCTGAACAAATAAGTAAGTAAAATCTAACTTTTCTTTTATTCTTGCGATTATTTTCTCAATTTCTTCTAAGTTATCTTTTACAACATTACTACCTTTAACTTCGCCCCAACCAAGATTAGCAACACCAGAAGACTTAGCGGAAGATGAAGCGGAAGAATTGTCAGTTAAAATATTTAATTGGTCAAGTGGTCCAAGTGATTTCTTAACTTCTTTTGCTGCATTTTCTGCACTTTCTGCAATATTATCAAGTCCGTCACTTATTTCATTTGCACCGTCGCTTATTCCTGTTGTGTCAAATTTAATACCAAAAGCAGTTGATAAAAATTTTTGGAAAATTTGAATAGCAGAATTTACAGCGGAAATTATTTTATTTATAGTGCTAAGAATAGGAAGAAGGGCAGTACGAAGGAAATTTCCTAAATTTGCCTGTAATTCTTCTACATTAGCACTGAATTGTTTTAACTGGTTTGCCCAGGTGTTTTGATTGCGTGCGAAATCTCCCTGCATTAAAGCAGTTTTTTCTAAAACGTAATTATAACGAACCTGAATTTTTTCAGCCTGTGACATTGTTCTGTATTGTTCATTTATGCCTTTTGTTAAAAGCCACGCCTGAACGTCAGTTTCTGTCATTGAAATACCAAGTTGTTTAATAGATTCTGTTTCACCTGAAAGGACACCAGAACGAAGTTTTGTTGAAACTTCTTCATTTTTCATATTAAGCATAGAACCAATATCAGCAGTTAAATCTGTTAAATTAGTTCCAAGCGTGTATGCGTCACTTTCTGAAAGACCTGCACTACGTGCTATAAGCCCATATATGGACGCATATTCTTTTGCTGCTTTCCTTGACATACCGAATTGCTTAACGGAATTTTTAGCCCATTCATTTATTTCTTCGGTCATATTAGGAAAAGCATTTGCTACAACGTTTTCAACCTCTACAACATCGCTTGACGCTGTCACACATTCTTTTGCAAAATTAGCAATAGCGGCAAAGGAAGCAAAGGCTAAAAGTTGTCTTGTGATACCTTTTAAAGAAGTACCTATTGATTTAGTACTTCTGTCTATACGTGTCAAGGAACTTAAAGACATCTGCAAATTTTGAACGTTAGTTTTCATATATGCAAGTCTGTTTTTAAATCCTTGATTGATGGCGTCATTATTTACTTTAATTCGTTTAGTTATTGCGTCGTATTTCTTTGTTTCAGCATTTATTGCTGCAATTGAATTCTTTCTCTGTGCAAGTCCAATCTTTTCCAAAGCAATCTTATTTCTTTCAGCCGCAATATTGTTCTTTGTGATATTGTTAATCTTATCATTTTGAACTTTTACTTGTTTTGTAATTGCTTCTTCTTGTCTTATTCCTGCAAGTCTTTGCTTAGTAGCAGCATTTATTTGATTGATTGCATTTCTTTGCTGTAATAATTCATTACGCTGTTTTGACAATTCATTACGCTGCTTAGCAAGTTCGTTCCTTTGCTTTGAAAGTTCATTTCTTTCTTGTGCAAGTGTTTGCTTATTAAAATTAGAAATGGACTTTTTAGCATTTTCAAGGTCAGTAGTATCTGCTTTAAACTTTATAACTACAACGCCGCCTTGTGTTTCAGCCATAATCTACCTCCGATTATGATTTATTTAACATTTTCTGTAATCTTTCAGCGGCAATCTTTTTCTTTTCTTCAAATTCTCTTTGTTTTGCTTCTATCTGGTCTTTGTGTTGTTCACGCCATAAAGCAATTTTCTTTGATTCTTTTCTATCCCATTCCCTCGCCCTTTTTTGCCATTTGTCATATTCTTCTTTTTGTTGCGGCGTAAAGTTTTTGATTCTGTCACGATTTGTTTCAGTGCGAAGTCTAATGGTATTAGCAAACGCCGTTTCTGAACTCATTATTTCTGGCAATAGCATATAAAATTCGTAATAATCCATAGCATAAAATTCGTTGACGCTTTTTCCATAATGGTGACAGTAAGCACCAACGATTAAAAGTTCATCTTCAAAGAAGTCCCAAAACGGCATTAGTCTTTTTTTGGTTCTTCGTTTTCATCTACTTCTTCTTCATTTTTTAATGGACTTGGTGCAGCGTCAGAAATATTCTGCATTACTACGTTCATTAAGTCATCAAAAGGGAAATTTGGTTCTTTACTTTCCATTTCATCGCAGAAACCTTTATAAAACATCATATCTAAAACATCAAAGATTTTTTCAGGATTTTCTTCAAGTTTTTCTGCTTCTTTTTGTACACGCATTAGATTTCTAACTCCACTATTTACAGTGTAAGTTTTGTCATAAATTTCAATGTTAATAGCCTTGATAACAGGTTCAAATTTGATTGTGTTAGGATAAGTTTGTTTCATTATATTTTTCCTTTCTTTTTCTTAAAAAATAAGGAAGGGAACAATTCCCTTCCCTAAAAATAGTATGAAAGATATATACTAATTTAAGTGATTAAGCAAGCATTGCTTCAAGTGCTGCTTTTGCTGCTGCATATGCTGCGTTTGTGTCATCCTTTGTTACTGTGATTCCGTCAGCAGTTGCATTTGTAAGATTTACCTGGAAATCTGCAAGGTCAGAAGCCGCACCAGAAACACCAACATTTTCAAGACCTACGTTAAAAATGCCTTCACGTGTGAAACCGTCACCAGAAATTATCTGTGCTTCAACACGGCAATCATCACCAACTGCACCTTCTTTTTCAAGTAAGAATAACTGAACAGGGTCATCAGCAATTCTACGGCAAGTTACAGAAGCACTTGCATTGTTGTATGTAGGTGTGTTTGTGTTCCAAGTTGTGTTTTTGAACTGTGTATCTTGTGTAGTAATTTCGTTAGTATATTCGCATTCTGTCTGTCCAGCAAGAAGTTCAAAGGTATCTTTTATCTTAATTTTTACTATGTTATCTTTACAAACAACTAATTTATTAGCCATTATTTTCACCTCGTATAAATTATTGTAAATTCTATTTGATATTCGTAAATGTTATCTTTTACTTTTCCAGTTGAAACAGGTTTCTTAATTTTCCAAGTAAATAACCATTCATTTATATCATTTATTTGTACGTTTCTTATATTTTTAACGCTTTCATAAAGCGTGTTACAAAATTCTTCGCTATCTGCTTCTATTTCGTTATATCTAACAGTCAATTTAAATGACTTTTGGTCATATTCTTCCGTTTTAACATCAGCGTCGCCGTCCATAGATGAATCAGAAACAGATATAATTCTTTTTGCAGTTTGATTGTTTAACTTGTTTGGCATTCTGTTCGCAAAAATAGTAACAGAACTGTCAACATAATTTTTTAAAACATTTGCAATTTCTTGTTTAGTAATCATTTCCTATTCCTCAATTCTGCCCCTATTTCATCAACGACGATTTCAACAAGTCCCGCATAATTATCGTCTGTGATATCGTACCATCTATCTTTTGCGTGCTTATTCTTTTCACGTTTGAAACTTCTTCCACTATCATACAAATATTGACCGTAATCAGTATTTGTGTTACCTATTACAACTTCGTCACCATTTCGCCAGATAGCATTGTGTTCTTCCGTATAACCCGTATCTTTTGGGGTCGTTTGCATTGTTTCTACATCGCCAAGAAGTCCTTGCGGTCCTTCTTTTAAATAATCAAAATTTAAGGTTCTACAATCTTCAATCAGTTGATTAAATTCAGCACTTTCTTTAAATTCTACTTTCATTCTGTTATTATTCTCCAGTAGTCAAGTTTTCCATATAAATCATAATTTGGAATAACTTTACTAATTTCAAAAACTTGTCCTTTTAGTGTTATTTTTCCACCGTTATAATTCAAATTTTCTGGAATACTTTCAGCAGGTGTTAAAAAAGAACCCTGTTGAACTAATAATCTTTCTGTGCCGTTTAGCTGTTCAATATTTGAAACTTGCCAGTGTCCTTTGATATTTCCTGAAAATAATACAGAAGGTGTTCCGTATTCATTTAAATCACCAGTTATTTCAATCGTTGCTGGAACAGTACAAGAACTTTTTGGAACTAAGTCACTCATCAGAAAAGCCCCCTATAACATAAACCTAAAAAAACAAGTTCTTCATATAAATCAGAAGGAATAAAAGCACCATTTACAACTTGAACTGAAGAAGAAATTTTTGATGTAGAATATTTAACAGAAACGCCGTTTATTGTTCGTGATTCAATAGCAGAACCGTAAGAACCTTCTGCAATTTTGTCTGCATTTGCAAATATAAAATCTGCCATTTCGCAAACAATTGTTTTAACTTTGGCAAGCAGTGGTTCGCCTTTGCTTTCTATATATCCGCTATCAATTGAATTATTAGCGATTCTGTTTATTTGTCTAATTGCTTTATTAAGTGCCTTTTCGCCAGCGTCATCGTTATCTAAAACTGTGCCGTGATAGACATCAAAATAATAATCTAAATCTACGAACATTGTTTTCTGTTACCTTTCAAAATATTAAAAAAGGGGAGGCGAATGCCTCGCCCTTGTAAAATTATCAAGCGTTTGCTTTGTGAACGTAGATGTATTCAGCCTTTTCATCAAATACATCATTAAGTGCTGTAAGTCTGTAACCGAACTTGTAAGCGTCTTTGTTCTGGTTCTGGTCAGGTGTTATAATTTTTGGTGCAACGTGTGTTGTTATCTGAATAACTGCCTGTTTAGGAACAATCATAAATTCAATAGCGTTTGCTGTTTCAGGTGTTGTGAAGCCGTTAGCAGTAAGTGTTACAGCGTCAACAAGGTCACTGTCAGCAAATGTAAGAATTCTGTCACCGAAAGGTGCAAGAACTGCTTTTGATTTATAAGAATCCATATCTTCAATCATTCCCATATTTGTGTTGTTGATTAAAAGATAAGATTCTGAAAGGTCGTTGTATTTATTCTGTGAATAAACGATACCAGCACGAATTGCTGCAATAAGGTCAGCAGCACTTGCAATTGCTGTATTTACAGAATGAACGCCAGTTTTGCCAGCATAGTTAGCAATGTGAACACGTTCAACTTCTGGACCAACTTTTCTAACTTGGAAGTCGCCAGCAAGGTTAAGGAATGCAACACCTGCTGATTCTTCATTATCCCTCTCGTCTACTTCTAACATCTTTCCGCGGTCGTAATTAACTGTGAATGATTCCCAGTCAACATCTACGCCAGAAACAGAATATCCGTTTGCTCTGTCGTAGTCAGCAAGACCATCAAAATTACGTGTAGCAACAAGGAAAGTGTTTGCTTTTTCTACATATTCATATTTATCTTGTGTGTCAAATACAGATGTTTTTACAATCTGTGCAAGTTTTGCGTCAAGTACAGGAACGTACTTTTGTGCTTTTACAATAGCCATTATTATTTACCTCGTTAATATTATTTTCTTTTGTAACCGATGGCGTCTAACATTCTTTCGTATTCGTCTTTTTGATTTCCTTCGTCTACATTTCCAATATTTACATTTACAGTTTTCTGCTTTTTAGAAACCAAAGATGGAACATCTGAAAGTGTTGCAGAAAGTATTGCTTTTAAATCTTCTGTTTTAACTTCATTCTTTTCATCAAAATACTTGTCTGTTTCAATACCAGCAAAAGCAAGTTTAATAGCCTGTTTTCTGCTACCTTCTTCTGTGCAGTCAAGTTCTGTTAGAATTCCATCAGCCGCATTTGTTAATGTATCCATTTTTTCTTTTGTCTTGTATGCAGCAAGTTCTTTTTGCATACTTTCAAAAAGTTTATTTTTTTCCGCTTCTGCTTTCTTTACTTTTTCTGCTTCTGCGTTCTTCTTTGCATAAAATAATTCATATGCAGTTTGTCTATCATCATCAGATAATTTATCAAAATTTGAAGATATAATAGACTTTTCATTTTTTGCGTTTTTTACTTCAATTGCGTGTATAACATTATTAACAATTGTTTCGTAATCAACATTGTTAGCATTTGCGTTTGTTCCAACTTCGCCTGTTGTATTATTTAGAATTTCTTCTGCCATTTGAAAATCCCCCGTTTAACGTCCGTACGACAAAATTTCCGCTTTCTTTGTAGCGTTCTAATAATAGTATGACGGTTTTAAGCCAAATGTGCGTTTTTCTTCGGGGTACGAACAAAAGAAAGTAAAAAGAACATAAAAAAAAGAAGAAGGCTTTCGCCTTCAACTTGTAAAATAAAATATATGAAAGGAGAACTATTACTTACTAAGGTCGCTTATACACCTTGTAAGTTTTTCAACGAAATCAAGCTGTGTTTGCTTGTCGGTAAAATCTAACTTTTCTAAATTATCTACTGCCCTTCTGCATTCAAGCAGTAATGTGTATTTAATAATATCTGTTTCATCTTCAACGGAAAATATTAAGGATTTAAGTCTTTCATTTTCCTGTTTAAGTTTATCGTTTTCTAACTGTAATCTGCAAATTTCTAAATGCAAGTCATTTTCTTTAAGTACATCGTGCAGTTCCATAAAAATCACCCCTATTCTAAAAATGTAATATCTGCACACTTGCAAATAATTCCATCTTTAAAAGTATTTTGAATATTAGACAGTTGAAATGCTTTCTTATATTTAGTTCCTACATAAGCAATTGCTGCCTGTGTCTGTTCTTGTCCATAATAAATTTTGTTATTTTCTATCTTCATTTTCATATCTTTGTACCTTCCTTTATATTAGTGTTTTTGTTTTATATAAATAGTATGAAATATAAGTAATCAAGTTTGTGGAAACTTTTAATCACCGAATTTAAGGTTCCAACATTTGAAAGCATAACTGATAACAAGTAGTGTTAAAGTAATCATTTTTTTTTATCCTTCCTTTCTTTATGAATTTTTCCCTAAAATTTCCAGTATTTTTTCGCCTGTTTCTTCTTTGTCACAAAATAGATAGGTTATGCCGTATTTTGCTTCTTGTGTCTTCATAATTTTGTAAAGTTTTTCACCTGTTAATGCTTTTGGTGATTTCTTTAAACGTGGATTAACCCAATTCTTAACATCTTCAATTGTTTTGATGTCTTTTCCGTGTTCGCATAGTATAAAAATTTTAATACCTGCTTCTTGTGCACGAATCAGTTCTGCTTTAAACCTTTCGTGCTGCTGACATACATTAGAACAGATTTCAGAAAGGTTCTGTTTTCTGTCAATAACTACTGACCCGTTTTGAAGATTCTGGTAATCGCCTACATACATCTTTGAACTTACTGTTTTAATTCCTTTTTTTTCAAAAGTTTTCTGGATTTTTTCAATTGCTTTTTCTTTTTCCCTTGTGTCAATTTGTACAATCATAATAGTTTCCTTTCATTTCATCTAAATCATAAATTTCTAAATCTTTTCCTTCTTTGTAAAACACCCAAATAACGTTTTTGTTTCCGTCTTGCTTCAACCAGTTATTTTGATTATTAACAGCAGTAACAAAGTCAGTGACGATGTCAGCCTTTCCTGCTTTTAATCCATTCAAAAATGAAAGCGGTTTTATTTGGATTCCAATAAAAAAGCCGTAGTTATTCAATGAGAGAGCGTCTATTGAATATCTGCGGTCCGTGTTTTCATCAGTATGTTCTATATAATTTTCATTGTTTTGTAGTTTTTTAATTATTTCATATTCATTTTTTATAATCCCATTAAAAGAATCATATATGACACGAATCCACTGATATAAATACGCTTGTTCGTATGTAATTAATATGCCCGATTCCTTTAATTTTTTGCAGAATTTCTTGGAATTTTCCCTGAAATCTTCCTGCGTTATTATGTTAGTAAAATAAAACTGTTCATAATCTTCTATGTTTGGACTTTTTCCAGAATTTTTGCAGTTTTCATAATAAGTTTGTGCTGCACTACTACACTTTCCAACGTTTTTAGTACTGTTGAAATGATAAAGATTCCATATAAAAGATGTATTTCTAAAATGTAAACTTCGTTTGATTTGCTGAATTTCATTATTATTTCTAATCATAGCGTTCTCTCCTTTCGCCTGTTACTTACAATATGAAAGTTAAGTGTGTTGCTATGTAGAAAAATGCATAAAAAAAGCCCTTGCGGGGCTTAATATCCGTAAAGATGTTGTTTATAAGCATATTCTGGACGATAGTGTGCTAATCCGTCACAAAATTTATTTTCAACTGCTTCTATAAAATAATTTATTTCCGTTACAGTATCGTGCAAAAAATCAAAGTTTAAAAGCATTACATATTCACGACCGTTATAAAGTAAGATATCAACGTTCTTTTTGATTTTATTAACTTCCTTAAACGTATAACCTTCGTCAATAAGTTCTGTCACCAAATCTTTCTTTTGATATTTCAGTTGTTCTTTAAATCTAAGAAGTGCGTCTATTGCCAGCATTGTTTGGCTTGCTTTTGTTCTGTCAGAAAAGATATAACAAATTTCTTCATATCCAGGAAAATTAATAAAAAACCTTTTGTGTTCACGTTCATTTTCTTCTTTAAGATAGTTCATCGCTTCTTCAAACTGTCTTTTTGCTTCTTCAAGATTGTAAACTTCTTCATCTAAATGTACTGCATTTGGAATTTCTACCTTTGGTTTCTGTTCTTTTTCATAAAAGTAATCTAAATGATATTTTGTTTTAGTCTTAAATTTTGACATATTCAGTTACCTTCCTTATCAATAGATTCTTTAAATGCTTTAAAATTTTTATAGCATTGTTCCAGTGTGAATTTAAATTCTTTAATTGAATGTTCGTGTTGTTCTTGACTAATCATATGTTTTACAAAATATTCTTTGTCTTCTTCTGGTATGTCATTACCAAGTATTTCTTCTGCTGTTGCATATGCTGTTATATTTGCAAGTTTTTGTGCATACATTTCAGTAAGTTCATCAGTATCAAAAAGTTTTGTAATTCTTGCCATTACATACATATGTATAGTATTCATTATTGCTATTTCTTTTTTATTATTCATATCGTTTTACCTTCCTTTTTAAAAATATAGTTTTTTGTTATATTTAAAGTATGAAAGTTAAAGGAAGACGATAACAGAAAATTTTGAAGCAATAAAAAACAGCCTTAATTGGCTGTTGTAAGTGATTTAAATGTTATTTTTTCATTAGAATTCCAATCCATTATGAAAACATCAATATCTGTTTCAGGTATTTTATAAGTTAGTCCGTCCATTTGAAAGAAATTCCAGCAGATAATATTACAGAAATCATCTAATCTTTTTATAGTAGTATCTTCGCCAAACTTTTCTTTTTTAAATTCTAATATGTCATTAAAAATATTTTTACGGCACAAAACAAGACTATCAACTTGATATTCATAACCATAAGTTGTTTTTAATGCTTCAAGTGTAAGATTTTCCCATTCTTCTTCATTGTTACAGTTTTCGCTTATTAACCTAAGTTTTCTATCAATGATTCCAATACGATTTTTAACAGGTATTTTTTCGCCGCTTGAATTATCATATCTGGTGACAAGAAAAGCACCTTCGCCACAAGTTATTTCAATTCTTGAAGATAAAACATAGTCTTTGAACCAGTCAGCATTTTTAAATTTCATTTTTTCTTCGTTTATAATTACTTTCTTATTTTCTGTAATGGAAAAAGGCTTTTCAAAGTCATAATTAAAATTATCAATATAATTTAGCATATCATTAACAATCCAATAAGGCGTATAAACTTCTGCTTTGCCTTTTGTTCTTTGCTTTTGTACTTCCTTTGATTTTAAACATCTTGGTATTAAATTTTCTGCATAATTTTCAGTGATTTCTTCACCGTTTACAATTAAATTAGTATTCCTTGTGCAATCAAATAGTAGATTCATAATTTACCACTTATTTCCTTTCTTTTTATCTTCCTTTGTTCTTTCATTTCTTCATATTGTTTAACAAGTTCATCATATACATCTTGATTGAAATTCTTGCTTTTCTTATAGTTATCAATTTTATGTTTTAAATTGATAAAATCTTTATTACGCTGTCTGTATGCTTGCTGCCACTTCCTGTTTTTAATAATCCATTCATCGTGATTTTCTTTATTTGCATAAATGACATTTTTTCTGTAATTTTTAGAATATTCTGCACGGCTTTTTCTATATTCATCAACCCACGAATCATATGGAATATAAATTATTTCATTTGTGCTATTATTCAAAATTTCTTTATATTCTGTAATGTGAAGTCCGTGTAGATGTTCTTGCGTTAAAATACTTTTATTGGTATTAATACAGATTTGTCTGATGAAAGCACACATATTTTGAACTTTTTCAAATTTATGCATACAGTTAAAGATTGTGATAAGACATTCTTGCTTTCTATCTTCATAAGATGTTTTGCAGCCGTTATATTTATAGCAAACGCTGCTAATTGTTTTGTCATAAGTAGTAATTATTTCTTCGTAATTCATATCTTTTCTCCTTCATAATTTTTATTTACAAAAGAAGTATGAAAGTTAGATAGAAATTACAGCAGAAAAAAAACACCCTTTCAGGTGTTTTCAATTCTTTTCTTTGCTATATTAAAATATTTTTCATCTATTTCTATTCCAATAAAGTTCCGATTTATATTCTTACAAGCCACACCAGTTGAACCTATACCCATAAAACTGTCAAGAACTGTATCCCCGCTATTTGAAGAATTTTCAATTAATATTTTCATAAGTTCAACAGGTTTTTCAGTATCGTGAAGATTATTACCATTTTCATCTTTATTTTTCCTATTCGGTATTGATAATATGTCACTGGTTCCGCAGTTGTTTATCTGCTTTGCTTTTCCTTTTCTAAAAAACAAAATATATTCAAATTGTGACATATAAAAACGCCCCATTATTTTATTACCTTTATTCCATATTAGCGACTTGATAAAATGGAATCCAGCATTCTGCATTTCTGATAACATTTCAAAAAGATTTACGTGATTAGTCATAATATAACAGTGTGAACCATTTTTAAGAATTCTATAAAATTCCTTTGCATAATCCTTTATTGAAATATTGTTATTTTCAAACACTTTTCCTTTTTTATTTATATCTTTCTGCAACATTCCACCACTATTGCCTGCACATCCTCTACTTGTTGTCTTGTATGGTGGGTCAGTAATAATTAAATCAATTGAATTATTTTTTATATTTTTTAATATTTTCAAACAATCTTCCTGATATAATTCAATCATTCATAATTTATTCCTTTCAGTTTTATAAAAGGAGTATGATTTTTGCGGACCATTTTAGATGTAAAAAAAAGACAGCCTTTTAAGCTGTCTTGTCTTCCTTATTTTCTTCCTTATTTTCTGTATTTTTTCTTTGCTGTTGTAAATACATATTATTTATGTCTTTAAAACTTATACCAGCCTTTTCTTTCTGTAAATCTTCACAAATTTTTTCAATTTCTTCATCTGTTTTAGTATTACCATAGAAGATTTTAAGACGTTCATAATCTGGAATTAATCCGTTAAGTTTTACAGTCATATCTACTTGATTTTCAAAGGAAGGATTTCCATATTCTTCAATGTTTACTTTAATATCTTCTTTTTCAATATTTAAAGTTTTGCCATTTATCAAACTTTGAAGATAAAGAATTGCATAAATAAGTTCTGGAATAGTTTCCTGTATTGCTACTTTGATTGAATTACTTGTTTTTATTGTTATTTGTTCATTTTGAATTGCTATTTCTGTATTGTTTACAGTCACGCCGTGTGTAAATGAAGATTTATCAATAATACCAGCATAAATATGGTCTTCCATATCTTCTTCTGTTTTCCTGTATTCATCTGAACGAATATCAAATTGAATTGTATCAATCTTTGCTTTTTCTGTATCAGTTACGCCTGTTTCAAAATATGTATTAAATACAGTTTTCTTTGTTTTAATTCTTCCATTTTCATCACGTGCTACAAAAATAGAAGGTAAAAGAAGTCTTCCGTGTGCATTTCTTAAATCTGTTTCACGCATTGAAAGGATTTCATCAAGTGCGTCTAAATAATCAAGTTTATTTTCAAAGATAGAACCGCCACGGTTTTCATATTTGTCACTGTCATATACTTGAAATTTTATTGCAAATATTTGGTCAATATATTCGCCGTTTTCATCTTTAAATTCAATATCTTGCAAATCTGCTATTTCTGGAACCCTTGAAAGTGGAACACGTCCACCTGCTTCGTTATAAAGTTCGTATTTTATAAAGCCTTTTCCGTATCTTTCCTTTAAAAGATAATTTCCACTTTTTTCTTCATAAGATTTTAAAGCGATGATTTCTTGAAGGTCACCAAATGAATCATAAACGTAATCAACATTACGACCAGCAAGAAATTTATATTTTATTTGTCCTTTTCTTACATACAGGAAAAATGCACCATCACCAACAAGAAGAACCTTTTTTAATGCTTTAATTGTATTAATCTTTGTTTTTAATGACCTATCCATTAAATCAAATTCTTTTTGTGTTTCTTTATCGCTAATTTCTACGCCTGTCATCAGTTCATTTGTTATGTCTGTAAGTTTGTTTATAATTAAAGGAACTTTACCAGAAGAAATAAGGAAAATTTCATCAGAAGGTTCAACAGAAGCCCAGAATGAATTTTGTCCTTGTTTTAATTGACTTGCAGCATTACAAATTTCAACAATGTCATTTCTTGCTATTACTTCCATAAGAAAACAGAAGCCAGCGTGTGAAATATTTTCCTGAATGCTTGGAACTTCTTCGCTTTCCGTTTTGTTTATCTTTCTTAGATTAAATAAAACTTTTTTAACCCATTCATATACATTTGTTATAATATTCATTTATTATTCCTCACTATTATAATAACTTTGTCCTATCATAGTTTTATATAATGCCGTCCAGCTGTAGTTGAACGCGTCAATACTGTGGTCATTTGCTGGAATTATGTCCCCTTTTTCGTCATATGCATAAGAATTGTATTCATCAATTAAGTTTTTACATTCTGACGAAACAAATAAATCATTATTTTTGAACCAACTGTTGACTATTCTATTTCTTGCCTTTACGTCATATTTCTTTTTATTACATTCGCAGTAAGTAAATCTTGTTCCGTGATTTCTTGCGTATTTTCTAAATTCACCTATCGTATTTGAATCAGCGTTATCAATATAAATATATTGTGCGTATCCGTATTCTTTCTGACATTTTTCCAAAAAATCTTCAACCATTATGACAAAATCAGAAGCATAAACTTTTTTGCTTTCAGGCAGGTCTTTGTTATTTATACACATTTCTTTCAATACAACGCATTTATGTTCGTTTGTGATTCCCATAAATTCAATAGTAAGTTTGTCATCTGTTTTAGATGAATAAGAAGTATCTATGCCAGCAGAAAACTTAACAAATTTATGTTTTTTAATTTCGTCCTTATTAATAATATGATTTTTATTATTGAAAGCAGTTATAACAAGTCCTTCGTTTTTGGTTCTTAGTCCCAAAATCATTGAATTATATGCCTGTGAACCTTCCACGTACATAGCCTTTTTGTTATTAACTACTTCTTCAGTGCAAGCAGGATTATCATTAAAATTAAAATGCCAATAAATCCAGTTGTCTTGTTTTGGTGCTGTTAATAATGATTTTATTTCATTAGGAACATCGTCCGCCCATTCTGGTAATGGTCTTGATTTATTAACAATTTCGTAAATCTTTTTATTAGGGTCATCAGGGTTTAAACTGCCGCACCCCCATTCATTAGCACGCATAAGTGCTTCTTGTGCTGTTTCAAAATTACATTTATTTAATTCGTCAATATAAACACAACCAAGTCTGTTCATACCACGGACACGGGACAAAGTAGAAACATCATCAGCACCCATCACATAAACAGTTTTATGTATTATATTTTTACCTGATACACATTTAATAGACAAATGCGCAGAACTTTTATTTCCGTGACCAGATGGATAATATTCAGAAACACCTTTGAAAAAATAAAGATATGAATTAGGGTCATCAACATCGCCCAAAATGTTCTTTTCTACCTGTCCTTTTGTAGAACCAATTATTAAATGTTCTTGATATGGTGAAGTAATAACTTTGAAATGCATTTTAAACATTGTGGTGAATGTTTTTCCGCTGAATGTTGTACCCTCCAAGAATTCTTTAAAAGCGTCACACTGCAAATAAGCCAGTTGCTTTTTTGTGAAATTCATTCGTCTTTCTTTCCTAACATCATTTTTGCAATGTCTTGCATATTCTTTAACGCTTCAAAGTTTGCATTCATATCAATATCTGTTTTAGGTTTTTCGCCAGCAGTATCACGAATACTTTCAAACGCTTTTGTATTGCCGTTTCTTGCTTCAATCATTTGTGAAAGTAGCATTTCTTGCTGTGCATTCAGGTTCTTTTTCTTTTTTAATTCATCAAAGGAATAACCAAGCATTTCATCAAGGTCTTCCATCATTTTCTTGCGTTTTTTCATATTTTCAACCTGTTTCTTTTGTCCTTTCCTACGGAGTTCCTGTTCATATTCATAACGGGCAAAATCTTCTGGTGTTTTACATTCTGCTTTTGATATGAACAAAGGGTGTTTATTGCTTTGTTTCTGTTCCATATTTTTCACCTCAATATTAGTATGATTTTTATAATTCAAAGAAAGGTGGACCGAAAGCCCACCCAATACAAAGAAAGAGAAAATTTATGAAAAAGACTACCTGTCAAAAATAGTATGACAGTTTTGCATTAAAAAAGGGCTTTGCAGCCCTTTGTGTTATCTGTTATCATCATCGTCTTTGATATATGCCAGTTTTACTTCTTCTGGTCCTTTTTCCATATCAATTCTTGTGTGTTTATAAGGTTTTGAAATGGTTTCTTCTTCCATATAAAGAATTTCATCAGAATTAAGAACACATTCAAGAGATATTTCAGAAACAAATGTATCTTTTGACATATCACAGATTTTCTTATTATCGCTAATAAGTTCATCAAGTGATTTAGATTCAGGTCTTCCAAATTTTTCATATGCTTCCTTATAGATTTGTTTCATAAGTGGCTTTGAAATTCTTCCATATTTTTTCAGTAAATTTTCCTTTTTAAGTTGTAAATATTGTTCTGCATTCATAGTAGTTATTCCTTTCAATTTTTATATATTTTTGTTAGACATTTATAGTATGTTGTTTTCGTACCCCGAAAGGTAAGAAAAAAGAAAGGCTTTTCTTTGCCTTTCCTTATATAAATAATATGAATTTTGAACAATCACGATAATTTTTAATTTAAATAACTGCTGCAAACATAACCAACTAAGCCGTTTATTTCAACTTTTGACCATACTTCATTTGTCTTTTCTAATACATTGACGCTGCTTCCGTTTCTTAACTTTCCTATAATAGATTCATTTGCAGATGGTCCTTTTCTAACATTTAAATTTGAACCCCTTGTTTTAACTGTCTTCTTTTCATAGTCAGTTCTTACAATTAGTGTTTGTCCTGTTCTTATTTTATTAATGTCAGCAATCTTATTTATTTCTGCAATCTTTTCTATTGTTGTAGAAAACTTTTTAGCAATTATTGTTAAAGTGTCACCACGTTGAACAATGTATTTAATACCTGTTTTTTCTGGAATTTTTACAGAAATTTCTGGTGTTTTTTCTTCTTTATTTTCTTTTATGATAACTTGACCATGTCCAAGTTTTTGATTAACCCTTTCAGCAATTTCTCCGTGCAAATTGTAAAGGTAATCACCAGGGCAAGCCTTTGCAGCGAACCATCTGTGAACGGTCATATTTTGTTTATCAACTTGACCAATTAAAGATTTATCACCTTTCCAAAGTAATTTCTTTATTTTATTTCTTCTGCAGATATCTGCACAAAGTTCAATTAAAGCGTTAAGTGCTTCGTTTGTTACTTTATAAGGCGTGACTGTGTCAGAAGCAACTTCTATTGTTATAGCCCTGTTATCATTTGCGGCATTGCTACTGCACCAACTTCTATCTTTTTCATCTACACAAAGTCCTATTGAACCGTCTTTTCCTACTACATAATTACAGGAAGCCTTGCGGGAAGTTTTAGCGAACATATCACAGCCCTGTTTTGCTGTAACCTGTCCAACGTAACAGTGAATTGTTATTGTATCAATTTTGTGATTTCTTGGACTTGTTTTGTGCGGTGCTATGTTTTTATATGTTACAAGAGAACTATTAGAAAATTCCCCAGAAATTTGTGAAGAAATTTCACTTGTTTTTGGTGTTGTGGAAGTTACTGCGGAAGATACTGCTGAAACTTTATCATATTTATCAAATCCGTATTCATAATATTTTTTAAGCGCTGTTTCTACATAAGAAAAACTTGTGAAATATTTAACTTTTTCCAAGACTTTCAAATATTTTTCTGGATTAGTTTCCTTTTTAAGTTCTGCATAACTTTTTATATTAGTAAAATCAAAATAACCTTTTACACCTGATTCCATATCTGGAAATGTAAACCATCGGTCTTTTATGTCCTTATAACTTCCGTCTGGATTTTGTTCCTTTGAACTATCAGTAAATGTTCCATTAGATGACGGACAACGATTAGGACGGTATTTAAGACCGAAATAATTATGATGTTGTGCTTTTTTACTGGTTCCAAAATTGGATTCTTTAACTGCTTGCATAAGAACAACGCCAGGAAGAAGAATGTCATATTTTGGAGCATATTTTTGAATTAAAGGAAGAATATCATTTACAAATTTAGTTTGTTGTGCTGTTAATGCCATTTTCATCACCTTCTATTTCTTTTTCTGTTTCTTCTATTATTTTTTCTTCAAGTGTTTTCGCTGGTTGTCTTAGTTCTTCACGAACTGTTTTAAGTGCGTCATTTATTAACGAATCAATGTAAGAAAGTAATTCTTTTTTGTCTGCTACTTGTTCAAGTACTGGATATTTTTCATAGATTTGTTCAATAACTTGTGCACGTTTGGTTTTGCCAAGTTTTCCATCTTCTGATTGCCAGTCAATTTCTGCTTTTGAAACTAAAATAAGAATGTAATCAGCAAGGGCTTTTTTAGCAGTTTCAACTGCTTTTTCAAATGCCTGTCTTTCTGCTTCTTTCTTTTCTTCTTCTGTTTTATTTTTCCAATCAATAATGAACTTTTTAAGTTTTGTATAGATCGTTAAAATAAGGGTTAAGATAATAACTATTTGTGACCAGTTTTCAATAATAAGTTCTAATAATTTCTGTAAAGATTTCATAATTTTTTCCTTTCTTGTTTTGTTTGATAATTAACCTACTGAATTGTCTTCATTTGAAAAATCTTCGTAATTTTCTGGATTATTTTCGTTTAAATCCTGATTTGTGATAGAAAGACCAAGGAACTTTTTAAGTTTTATCAGGTTTAGTGTTTTTGTTTTCCATTGATAGAAACCAACAGTTGCAGAAACTACTATTGTAATGACTGAAAACGTTCCTATAATCATTTCTGAAAGCGGTGTTAAATCACCAAATGTGAACATTAGAACAAATGATGTAATAACAATTGCTTCAAAATTTATTAGAAAAAATCCAACAATTAACGCAGTCATAAACTTTCCAAATTCAAATGGTTGTTTATTAGTTTTCTTATTGTTTTTTCTGGAAATTTTTCCAGTTTTTTTCGTGTTTTTGGTTGCCATTTTATTCCTCCTTATATTTAAAGTATGACAGTTGAAAAATTTAAAACTGGTACGAGCCAAGGCATAAAAAAAAGAAGGCGTTTGCCTTCTTAAACGTTTATTATTTTTCCATAAGATTATCTATTCCAGCAGGAATATCCATAAGTCCATCTGGTCTTTCGCCGAACCATTTGTTATTAAATTCAACTACTTTATTATTTTTCTTATCTATTTCGTTAAGTGTTCTTTCTGCAAATTCTTCAAGGTCTTCTGCACTTTCAATTGCGTCAAGGTTTTGAAGAACTAACCAATAACATCTTTCTTTTGTACGTTTCATATCGTTAGCCTTGTCATATTCACGTGTGATGTTTGTGCCGTCGTGGTCACTTCTGCCGCGTGAATCTGGAAGAAGCCAGCCGTTTTCAACCCAGTTTTTAGGATTTACACGCATTGTTTGAAGACTGTGCTTTTTGATAAGGTCAGCAACGTTAGCATTAAAAATGTCTTTTGGAATAATAGCAAATTTATAATTAACGCCATCAATTTCGTCTATTTTAATTCTTCCACGTACTGCCTTGTTTTCTTCTTCACGTTCTTGATATTGTCCTTGTGTTAATTTAATACCAGCGTCAATGTAAGAACTTGTTTGTGTAAGAACCCTGTCGCGAATAAGATTATAAACTTCTTCATCTGTTGAAATTTCATCAGGCTTTTCATAATTTGAAAGGTTGTCTTTTATTGTCATTTTGCCCCATCTTTCAGGAAGAAGACCGAAATCATAAGCAAGGTTATAAGTGTATTCAATAAGTGCATAGATTGCTGCATTTTTTGAAGTAGTTTTTAAAGTTTTTTCATAAGTTTTAAATACTTCACTATATTCAGCGTGGATTGAATGACCTTTGAAATATTCACGAATCTTTCTTACAAATTCAGGACCAAGAACACCATAAGTTTCGTGTTGTTTTTTATCTATTTCTGCAAAATCACGTTGTGAAATCTTTTCGCCCTGTACTGTATCTGTTGGACGTCTTAAACCTGTTTTTAAGTGAACGATACGGGAAGAAACACCGTCTTTTTGTTGCATAAGGTCTTCTTTTTCTGCGTACATCATAAGAACATTTTTCCAAGAATAATTAAATTTTGAAATCTGTCTGTCTGATTGTGCTTTTACTGTATTGTTTGCGTTTGTATGTTCGTAAATCATACTGCCAACTGCTTCAATACCATATCTTTTAATGAAGTCCTGAATATCTGCAATTTGTCCAGGTAACATATAAAGTCTATCGTTAAAAGGTGAAAGACCTGCTGCAGATGAACCAGAAGAAACTGATATACCCTTTTCATCGTTGATTTTGCCCCAGCATTTTTGAACAATGTGGTCAAAGAAGCCTTTACCTGATGAAGATGGTGAAACAACTTCAACAACTGGATTATCAACAAGTTTACCAAGAAATGATTTTGTAACACCCATAAGTGCACAAGCAACAACTTGCTTATATACTATTTCACATTTACTGTCTTTACTTATCCAGTCAAGGAATTTCTTTTCGCCTTCAATATCGCCTTTTGAAGCAAATAATACTTTTCCAAGTTCATCAAATGAAGTATTTGGAATGATAGGTGAATCAATACCAACGAAGTTATTATAGTTATAACCACCGTCAATAATTTCAAAGCCGTAATGTCTGGAACCGTAATAACGTTTTGTGTTAGGATTAGCAACGTTTTCACGAACAAGTGTATTAAGTGCAATTTTTACGACCATCATAAAGTTTTTGTAGCCAGGTACGTTTCTAATATTAAAACCTTTTGATTGAACCTGTTTAATGCCTTCTGTTTCTACAAGTATATTAGAAGGCATTTGGATTGATTTAACTTCTGGCTTTCCTTGTGCGTAATTTAAAAATTGAACTTCAACAATTTCTTCATCATTGCTACGGTCAGTGTTAATCATTGAAATGCTAATTGCTTCACAAATGATTTTTCTTTCATAACTATCAGTCTTTTTATTATATTCAAGACTAAAAACGCCTTTATCACTTGCGTCATATTCTTTTGTTACAGGGATTTGTGGAAGTCTTGTATAAGTTGACCATTTAAGGTCATCAGGTAGTTTATTTTTCATATTCATAAATAATAGTGTCCTTTCTTTATATATTTATTAGTTAGTATGTTTTTTAAAAATTGATTAAGTTAGAAAATTATTCAACTGGCGTAATTACTATACGTTTTGCATATTCGTCATATTCAATGTTGATAAATGGATTTTCTTCATCAATGCCGATTTTTGCAAGTTCGGTAGTCATCAGGGACGTTTTTGCGCCCCTGTAAATAACACCGTTGATTTCTTTTGATACTGGAAATTGAATCTTAATTTTTTTCTTCATAATTTTTCGTTCCTTTCTTATAGTATTGCTGGTGCCTTGTGACTGGCTTCCATATCTTCAAATTTCTTTGTTATTAGTTCATTTATAACTATTGTTTTAAATTTTGCTGTGATTCTTACAATACCAGAAGCCTTTTTAAAAATGTTCTGTTCTTCATCAAGCATTTCAAACAGTTCATCAAGTGTATAATCTTTGCTTTCAAGGTCTTCACGAATTTCTTCGTTTAAAGGTTTTCTTTCTGGTGTTACATCTTTGCCATCAATGATGATTCTGAAATAGTCATATCTGTGTTTGAAAGCCCTTCTTACTATTTCAATATCTGTTGCAAGGTCTGTTTCGCCTTTAACTTTTGCGTCAACTTCATCGAAATAATCAAATGAACAAGTGAAGTATCCGCAACCTTGTGAATTTTCATCACCAGTAACTGTGTAGTAGTAACTGATTTCGCCTTTCATCATATTTGTAAGAATTTGTGTGATTTGTACTTTTACCATAATTTTTAGTTCCTTTCTTTGTTTTTATATATTTTTGTTAGTTAGTTGATTTATTTTGTAAGGTCTTCAACCCTTACAATATAAATATGCGTTTTCGTACCCCGAAAGGTAGGAAAAAAATAGAAGACACTTTTTTATTTTTTATCTTCTACTTTTAGTATTACTTTTACGCTTTTGGGATAACTTTTATTTTTTAGACATCATTAATATGACAGATAGAAAATAAATTGATTTTTTCCATACAGATAAATTTTTGATTTTTGGCAGGTTTTTTTATATACAGCTTTTTTTGACTTGGTGAATCAAAACTTTTTCTTCAACCTTTTTAAGATATTCACAAATAACTGCACTAATAAAATTTGTGACACCTAAAAAGGACCAAAAAGCAAAGTTCCGCAAAAACCAAATCTGGATATTTTAAAACTTGCGGAAAACTTCAAACACCCTTAAAGCCAGCAACTGCCTGACTTTCCACCATTTTAAAGGTAAAACTTAGCCCTAAAAATTTCCGCAGTTCCGCAAATCAAATTTCATTTTGCGGAACTTTTGCGGAACTTGCAAACCCGCATAAATACTGTATTTATTAATAAAAAAAAATAAAAAAATATATATTTCCGCATTTCCGCATATATATATATATATACATATATACTCGTCCATTTTTTAATTAGTACAAAAATATAAAAAATATAATTATATATATCTATACCCCTTGCGGAACTGCGGAACTGCGGAAAAAATCACAAAACCCGCATAAATACTGCATTTCTTTAAAAAATTTTTCCGCAAACACCATTTTTTTTTGCGGAACTTTTCCGCAATTTTGCGGAACGCTTTTCAAATCATAGTAAAAGTGCACAAAAAAATAACACCGTTTTTGGTGTTATTGCACAAAGTCATCAAATATGTATTTGTAAAATTTTCATCAGGAAGAACAATCCTGTTACAAAAATCATATATCCAACGAAACTAATTAAAAGTGTATTTGAAGCAGTCACTTCTGTTTTGCCAAGTCGTTTCATAATCATTACTTCAACAAATTGACTAAAAACTTCCCAAAAATATCCAAAAATTACAAACATAATAAAATTCATAGTTAAATCCTACCTTTCTTAATAATCTTTCTTTAATTCTTCAATAATTTCTTCAATTTTTTCCTTAGTGTTTCTTGCAAGAACTTTATTGACTTTCATTTCTTGAATGTTTCCTTTATTTTTCGCATTTAGATAACGATTCTTATATTTAACTGCGTCTTGATATAAAGAAACAAGAATTTTAAGTTTTGCAGCAAGTTCTTCCATAGTCCAGGCGTAATAAATTTCACCTTTTTCATTTTTAACGTAACAAGTCTTTCTTTTCATAATTTAATCTCCTTTATTAATTGATTTCTATATATATAGTATGTAGTTTGAAATAGACATTTAGCAGAAAATAACAAAGAAAAAAGACGTGCAGGATATACCAAACACGCCCTTTTTCAACTAACATAATATAATATATAAAAATAAAGGAAGGATATGAAAAAGAAAAATAGGTAAAATTTTTCTTACAATAATAATATGACTGATTTAGGCAAAAAATAAAAAATCTTTTCGGGGTACGAAAAAACAAAAAGAAAAGAAGTCTTTTCAGACTTCCTTCCATTCATACTCCCTTGTTAAATCTACTTCTTCGTTTTCAATTTCTTCAAGTTCATATTCGCCAAAATAATTAATATCTTTTTCTATTATCATAATAATCACCTTTTATCTTTCATCTTTAATAAGTGAATCGTGAACAAGTTTCTTTGTTTCTTTACTTGCTTTTGCTTTCAGTTTTTCAGCGTCTTCGTCTTTTTCTGGTCTATTAGAACCATCTTCAAGAACTTTATTTATTTCGTTCTTGGCTTTCTTCGTGTTGTCATAAGCAAAATTAAAAATAAGTTCATCAAGTTTTAATTTGTGTGTAGGTAATTTCATTGTCTGCCCTGTGTACATATTAAATAACCTCCCATTCAAGTTCTACTGATTTGTAATCCTTTTCAGATTTAATTTGCTGTGTCTTTTCCTTGGTGATTTTTGCACGAAATTTGTGACCGTCCCTTTCACGCTTTACGATATAATCGCCCTGTCTTTCATAACCCATTTCGTCAGCGTATTCATCCCAAAGTGTTTCAAGTTTTTCATCAAGTGTCATAGGTTTAATATAATTCTTTTCTACTGGTATATTATGAAATTTATGTTCCATTTTTATTCCCCTTTCTGTTTGAAAATACTTTTAATTTTGTCAATAATAAAACCAAACTTTTCTGCTATTTTTCTGTATTTTTTCGTTCTTTCTTTTCCAAGGTCAAATTCCAAAGCGTCAAATAATTCACTAAGCATTTGATTAACTTCTGATTTTGGAACCATTTCCTGTTTTTGTTTAATGATTTCATCAAGATTGTTTTCTTTCTTATAATCTTCTACAATCTGTCTGTATTTGCGAATTTCTTCTTCGCTTTCAGCCTTAGCCAGTTCAATCGCTTTTTGTTGCTTTTCGTAGTCCTGCATTATTTTTAACTGCGTTCTTTTCTTTAATTCACGCATTGGCAAATATTCAGGCTTTTCATCATAATCAAAAAGTGTTCTATCTTTTCCAAGTTCTTTAAGCATTTCTTTGCGTTCACGTGTTTCTGGTTTAATTAAATCAATATGATAACCAAATTCTTTCTCAAGTTCTTTTTCAAACCAAAGGTGCATATCTTCCAGTTCAGTTTTATCAACTAATTTTTTACAATTAAATTGACCGTCAAGTATTGGACAAAAAGTAAAATGCATATGGTCTGTAGTTTCATCAAGGTGGACAAAACCTTCTAAATCGTAAGGATATTTACTTTTGAAAATCTTGTAACATTTTTCAAAGAATTCCTTTGTATCACCTTCATAGAAATCTGGCTTTTGAATCACCCAAGAACCAACTAAAACTGTTGTCTTGTTTCTGACTTTGTACAGTTTCTTGTAATTTTCCAGTTTTTCTTCAAACTGCTCAAGCGTCAAACCGTTAATAGAATAATTTAAAGGTGTTTTACTAAAATCAATGTCTTTATTAGTTCTTTCATTGTATTCACCTTTTTTGTTTTTAGTTCTATAACAGTGACGAACGATTCTGTACGTTGCGTCTTTGTTAAATTTTCTAAAATTCATAGTGTTCAACTCCTTCCTATTATCTTTGTTTCTATAATTAGTATGACTTTCAGCAAATACCGATAACATAAAAAAAAAGACGCCTTTTCAGCGTCTTAATATTTTGCAAATAGATAAGATTTAAACGAATCAAAACTGTCAAAAATTTTAACTGAACCATTTTCTGTTATTCTTATTTTCTTCCCATTGCTTTCAATTTTGATAGGTTCAATATCAATTAGAACTTCGTATTTATTTGACCCGTTTTCTTCAAATTCTTCCAGAAAATTGTGAACATTTTTAGCAAATAACCATTTACACACCTTAGTCATCATTAAGCCCTAACCTTTTAACTGCTTCATCAAAATTCTGGCGTTTTTTCTTACATCTTTTCTTAGTATTATCAATATAAATTTCTTCGCCTGTAAGTTCATTTGTAAAGATAAAATCATCAGAAATTTCTGGGAAAAGTTCTTTTATAAGTTCTTCATTAATATCATTTGCGTTTATATTCATATCATTAAACTCCTTTCAAATTTTCTTTGATAATATAAGTATGATTTTTAGAAAAGTACCACAATAAAAAAAAACACCCTTTCAGGTGTTTTCTTCATATCATAAATTTTTATATTGTTTCTTCATTCTTTCGTGCATTATTTTTTGCAGTGCTGACATCTGTTTAAAATCAAACTTGTCAGGAAATTTGTTACCATATATAGGACTAAGTGACGACATCATTCTATGAAGCATAAGAAGGGAAAGTTTTAATCCATCTGTGTCTTCTGGAAGGTCTGGTTCCATTTTTGCTATGTATAAAAGTTCTTCATAATCTTCTGCAAAACCTATTTCATTAAGCGAATAATCCCTTCTACTATTTCTAATGTAATTTTCCTGCATAATTTCTGTAAAAAATTCTTCAAGAATATCGTGTAAAGTATTTATCATTGTGTTTGTAGTTGGCATAATAAACCCCTTTCTAAAAATACCATCTTAGGTGATATAATAAAAATTTTAACTGTACCAGCGTAGGTGATATAAAAGTTTTGCCGTATATAAATATTGTATCATAGTAGGTGATATAAAAGTAGTATTGAAAAAGTAAGTGAAAGTGTTACTTCGTGGGATGCACGTTATACCGAGTAAACTCGGAACGTGCCCTGTCTGGGGACGCTTGCCAGCGGGGCAAAAATAGGCAGACAAACCTGCTCTATTTTTTCATTTTCTAATACTTGCATAAAATTTTTTACATTTTTCAAAAATCATTCATATTATAACAAAAGAAAACAAAAAAGGAAGGTTATAATTATGAATTTGAAAAAAGTAATATTTTATGTAATGTGCATTCTACTATTTTATTTTGTCACAGGTTACAAAATTGCAACAGTATCAGGTCATTCAATGGAACCAACATTGACTGACGGCGAATTTTGCATTCTGCAAACCCGCTGCACATTAGAAGACGGCGATATTGTTGTGATAAATACAACAGACGAACCTAATATCCCCGTTTCCAGTATTATAAAACGATATGTAGCAAATCAAAGTAGCAGTGATGAAATATATGTTCTGGGTGATAATTCCGAAAGGTCATATGATAGTAGAAAATTTGGAAAGTTAAAAAGGAAGAACGTTATAGGTAAAGTTATTTTAACATTCTAAAAATACTCCTACCGTACTCCTGCGATACTCCTAATATTTTAAAAATACGTCTAAACTTCAAAATTAACAAAAACAAAAGCCCGCATAAAAAGCGGGCTTTCATAAAAATCAATTTTCTTTTTATTATCTCTTTGATAATTGTGAATTATAGGAATTGTCTGACATTTTGCAAATAATACTCCTATTATACTCCTACAATTTTTCTGGTGCTGGAATCAAATTAATAGTTTCAATTAACTTGCTTGTGTCTACTTTTGTATAAACCCTTTCTGTTAAATTCAAAGCACCTGAATGCCCTAAAATAAGTTTGTGATACATTGAATCAGCCCCGTAATCTTTTAAAAGCGTGGAACAAGTTTTTCTTGTTGCGTGTGGTGTCAAATCTTCTGACCAATTTTTTAAACTAACAAGTTGGTCCCAATAACTATCCCTAAAATTTGCATAAGAATATTTTGTTTTTGTTCTTTCACAAGTTAATAGGTAAGTATTATTTTCATTAAAAAATTCCTGATAAATTTCCACAAAATTTTCGTGAATTGGCACTGTCCTGATACCATTCTCGGTTTTAGAATCAATAATATTAAAATAGCGGTCACTTATAAAAACATTTTCATTTTTTAAACTTAAAAATTCTTCTATTCTACAACCGTTATAAATTAGCATTAACATAATCTTAATTGCTATTTGTGCTTCTTTGTTTCCGTTGCCTGTTCTATAATCTTTCCAAAGTGTTTTTATTTGGTCTTTTGTAAATGTAACCAGTTCTTTCTTCTTCCTTGAACTTCCTATGTCAATATTTGGAATAAAATTAGCGGCAACAATTTTGTTATTTATTGCATAGTCATATAACTGGCTTATATCGCCCCTTACCTTCCTTAAACTGTCATAACCAACTTCTGTTCTTAACTTGTTAAACATATCTTGAAAGTCTTTAAATAACAAATCCACAAAAATACTGTTTTTAATTCTGTCAGAAATTTTGGTGTAAGAATATCTGTAACCTTTTTTAGTTGATTCTGAAAGTGATTCATCACCCAGTTTAGTTTCAACCCATTCATTCCAAAGGTCGCAAAATTTAACATTTAAATAATTAACGTCATAATGATTTTCGTGATATTTGTTCAAAGCATTTAATGCTTCTGTTTTTGTTGCAAAATATCCCAAACTTTTTCTGTGCTGTTTTCCATCACTATCAATTACGCTAATACGAACGTGATAAGGTTTCCGCAAATTTTTGCGTTTTAATTTGATAATAGAACCGTAACCGTTAGGATTCTTCATATATTCACCTCCTACGGTCATTTTAACTCATAAAAAGACATAAAAAAAGAAGGCTTTTGCCTTCTTAAATCTTATCATTTAACTTTTCTGCTATTTCCTTGAAATAATCTTCCATATCTTTTTGACATTTATCAATCATTTCTTCATTATAGTCTTCTAAAATTTTCTTTGATAATCTATCTGTCCAAATCTTTCTTGCATTTTCAACTTTTTTATAGGCTTCAAGATTATCACCAGGTTCTTCACCATTATAAACTTGTCCTTTATAAAGTCTTTCAATTTCATCAAGTTCTTTTATTTTTTCAATTATTATTTTTAGACTTACATCATTCATATTAAATACCTTCCTTATCTACATAAATTATTGTGTTACTTGTAAGTTCGTTGTTTGTTGTTCGTATAAAGTAATTTCTACACGCTTTGTCACTATGTAAAAACTGCCTTATTGCTTCAATTTTGTCTTTTGGAAGTATTCCTTGAACAGTTACTTTATATTTGTCCTGCCAGTCTTCAACTTCGAAATCAATTCTGACTTCATCAAGGAAATCTTCTACACGCTGTAAATTTTGGTCTTCTATCATAATATATATCCCCCTTTTGTAAGTGTTTCTTTGATTAAATTTAAAGTTCTTTCAAAACTTTCAACCATTTCAGCAGTAAGCACGTTCATCTGTAAAACTTCATCATAATATACAGGACCTTTCTTACTATATTCTTTTATTAAATTTTCGTATTTTTGTTTTTGCTTAAATAAATTATTTACTTCCGTAAATGACATTTTTACATCTTTCATATCCTTGTACCTTCCTTATTTTGTTAATTTGTTAATATCAAAAGTTACTTCGTCAATCCATCTTTTCCAGTGTTTCTTTTGCACTTCCTGATTAGGATTTCCATATTTAATTACATTTGCTAAGATAAATAAGAAAATAATTAAACCAACCTTTATCATAATAAGTTCCTCCCTCTGTAATAAACTTCTATATTGTTTTCTTTGCATAAATCTGCGTAAAATTTCTTGAAATCATCAAGAAAAGCGTTTATGCATAATGTTTCAAATCCCTTATCTACGCTTAATTCGTCAAATTCGCTGATGTCATAAGTTAAAAAATAAGGTTCATCATCAATCCAGAAACCTAACTGGATTCTTTTGCCGCTTTCACTGCGGTAAATATTTGTTCTAAGTTCTGTCTTTGTAATTGTCTTTTTCATATCTTTGTACCTTCCTTTGTTAGTAATTTTGTTATCTAAAAATAATATGAATGTTCTGACCCCGAAAGGTAAGAAAATTTTAAAACACTATTTTTAAACTTCTTACTAATAGTATGCAGAACAGCAAAACACGATAACTGAAAATTTTAAAGACAAAAAAAGAAGGCTTTTACCTTCTTAAAAATAGTCAATATTCAGTTTTTACTACTACCAAAAAGGCAGTTTTTACAAGTCTTGCCTGCATTAGTCCTGTTAGGTTTTAACCAACAATTACCATACCAGTTAAAAGTTTAATTGTTATTGAAATAATAAGAACTGTGTTAATTGTTGCGTAAGGGTGCTTTTTGACCCAACCTAAAATTTTGACACCTATTTTTTTAATTTTTTCCATTTCATTTTCCTCCGTTAATCATAAAATTTTTATACATTTATAATATGTAATTTGATAAAACACGATAACTTGAAATTTTAAACATAAAAAAAAGAAGCATTTCTGCTTCTTAAATTTTCAATCCTAACTTTATTAACGTGAATATTACAGCAACCGCACTTGTTATAATCGCTCCTATGACTGCCCTTGATATCCATTTTGAATTATCACGAATTTCATCAAGTTCTTTTCTTTGCTGTTCGTCTTTTGTTTTTAATTCTATAATATCCTTTTTCATATCGTCTGTTGTATCAGTTAAATCTTTGATATCCTTTTTAACTGCAACGATTTCTTCAAGTTTTACTTCAATGCGGGTAAGTCGTTGCACTACTTCACTTAATAAACGTTCGTCCATTCTTCTACCACCATCATCATTCATTATTTTCTACTCCTTCTTCAATTTCTGTATTTCCCTCGTTTCTTTTTATAATTATTTCTGCTTTTTCATCAGTAATGTCTTTATAATTAGCAGGGTTTACTTTTCCGCAAATTCCTTCAAATAATTCTGTTTCTTCTAAATCTGTTAAATATGTATTTTCTGGAATAATTTCAATATAATCACCATAATTTATTACTTGCATATTTTACCCCCTTTAATTTGTAGATGTTGAAACTAATGTATAACCTTTATCAATTGCAATTTGTTTAGTTTCTTGTGAAATTGTGTTATACAATCCTGAATAAATTCTGATATTTCTTGTATATCCGCTTGTATTTTCGCCAAGGCTATTTAAAAATTCAACAAAATATTCTTCTGTTGTTTTTCCTTCTATATCTCTGTCAGGAATTGAAGAAGCATTTCCACGCCATAAATATGCAAGATATAATGAACAAGTATTTGCATATGTATTACTTGCCCAGGTTGTTCCATTTTTCAAATTAAATCTGCAAACATCGTTATAAACATTCGTTGAACCTGTTCCAAAAGGTCTTACATATTGACCGCTATTTGTTAAATGAACATTTATAAATCCACGTGGTCCGCCGTATCTTTCACTTATACGATACTCATTAACATTTCCAAATAAATTTGATGTTGGTGCTAATCTGTTTAAAAATTGAACTGGAAAATATTCTTCCATATCTATTTCAAACATTTTTGCAGGGTCTGTTACATCTTTTTGAAATTTATCAAAAAGCACTGTATTTGTAATTGCTGATGTTTGCGTGCTATATCCAAAAGTTTGTGGTAATGTTAATTGTTCAACCGTTAATAAACTTTTATACATATATTCATATAAATAATCATAATATTGACCAGATGAAATATTAGTTATATTTGGTAAAATTATATTTTTTGCACAAACATCTTCTAAAAAATAAGGATAATTAGAATAGTCAAATGATGACTCCAAAAAATTTAAATTTGATAAATCAAGAATATCATCATCTATAATAACTTCTTTTAATAATGTTCCCCATTTAAAATTTATTATATTTCCTTGTAAATTTTTTAAATGGACATAATGGCTTCTGTCTTTGCTATTTGTACCTGTTCCGCCTGAAATAAAATATTTTCCTTTTGGTGTTATTTCTGAATTTTCCAAATCTATTATAATATTTGAATAATCATTATGATCGCCTGATGTATTTTTCCCTAAAAGGATATCATTTCCTATTATTTTTTTATTTTTTATATTTAAAATTCCATAACTGTTTGGTGCATTACATAAAAAATTTGTAAGATTTAAAGTTTCTGGAAAAACGGATAAATCTACATTATCCAAATCTATTGCTGCTTCTTGTAAAAATGATGTAAAATCTGTTATATTTCTGTTTGCAATATTCATAATATCAGAATAGATGTCTAATCTTGCGCCACCGCAAAACATATATTTTAAATCATTGATTTCGGTAATTCCGCCGCCGCCAGTAATTTGGTCAACATAATCAGCATAATCATCTATTAAGGCATTTGATGGAACCTGAACACCCTTATTTTCAATTGATGTTTTTAAATCACTTTTTGCCCCTTGAATTCTTGTAATTTCCTGTGCTATTGTTCCCATATTAAATTGCCTCCAATGCTGTTTGAATATTACCAAGAATGTTATCTATTTCAGTTTTTGAATAAGTTTCTGTTTTGGTGTAATAATTTGTCATATCAGGTAAATCTGATACGTCTGCTTTGTCAGCAAGCAAATTATCAACTTCTGTTTTTGTATAAGTTGCAGATTTATCTGCTTTATCAGTTTCAAGTGTTGAAACTCTATTATTTGTGCCATTTAAACTTTGACCAAGTGCAGAAAGTGCTTGTCCAACATTATCGGATAAAGTTCCAAGTTCTGTTTTTGTAGCAAGTCCAGAAACATCTGGAATAAGATTATCAACTTCCGATTTTGTGTAATAATCCGTCATATCTGGAAGTTCAGACTTATCGGCTTTACCAGAAAGCCCCTGTGTCAATTCTTGTTTTGTAGCAAGATTAGAAATATCAGGAATTTCAGATTTATCTGCCTTGTTATCAAGTAAATCGTTTGTTTCTTGTTTGGTGTAATAATCATCAAGGTCAATTTCTGCTTCAACCTGTCTAACAATTTCTGCAAGTTGTTCTTCTGTAATAGTCCAGTGGTCAATTTCATACTGTAATTCTTCTAATTTTTCCAGAATTTCTGCAATAATATCGTGATAAGGTTGTGGTTCTACTGGTTCGTACATTTCACGGGCAAGAACATCTAAAACTGCACAATTTTCTGTCTGTCCTTTTTCAACAGTTTTATAAACACAATAGATTAAAATATCGCCAGCAGTCTGCAAAAATTGGTCGGGAACAGAAACGATAAAATCGCCCTGTTCATTTTTCTGACCAAGTGAATCTATTTGCTGACCGTTTTTGATAAATTGGAAAACTAAATAATCTTCGCTGTAATCTAAACCGCTTATAGTAACTGTCTGACCGTAGTCATATTGTACAAAACCTTTTTTTTCAGTTTTAAATTTTCCATTTTCAAAAATTATTTTCATTTTTTTGTTTCCTTTTTATTTAAACTTTCTAACAATAGTATGATTTTTTTAGTTATCAGTAATCGTTTCAACCAGTTCAAATTTAAATGTCTGACCAGAAGAAATTGATACATTTTCAAATTCAGCCGTTCCAGAACATAGCCAGTTAATAAAACCATAATCATTAACAAGACCAGTTTCTTTATCAAATAAAGGACCTATACTACTATTAACGCCCGAAATTGAAGCAACTGGAATGCAAGCAATTTTATATAAATTCTTTCTATAATTATCATTTAAGAAAACACCGATATTTGAAGTCGTTTCAAGTGTAAGGCTTAAAGTTTCAGGCTGTTGTAAAAGGTCTGCTATATTGTAAGAATATAATGAAGTAGTATTATCAAGCGAATAACCACCACCAAGATAAATCTTATTTTCGTCAGCACCCACTGCATAAAATCTGTAAGGCGTTCTATCATTTAAATAAACAGAAGGTGTGATATTATTTTGGTCTAAAACAATTACTTCTGGTTCTGAAATTGATGTAGAACCTGTATATTGAAGTGTTGATAAATCAACTGTAAAATTATCAGTTTTAACAAATCCATCAACTGATTCAAAATCTTCTTTGCTGATTATCTGATAATTTAAACGTCCTTCAAAACTTGCAGAAGCAGGTATTTCTTCAAACTTCTTTGTTGACATATTGTAATAAATATCACAATTTGAAGGCTTAAACGGATATTGTGAATAAGGTGTGTTTGGATTATTATATTGTCCAACACGAATTGCTTTATATAAAACCCATTCATTAACAAAAATGTAATCATCATTTTGTGTGTAACTTTCGCCGTTTGTACTTCCATAGTGATAATTACTACAAACAAATAAACAATTCCAAGTGTCATAACTAACAGTTATATCATCAAAGGTTTGTGTTTCTGTCTGTTTATCTACTTCAAATAAATCATAAACGCTACCACTTCCACCAGTTCCGCCAGTATATGCATTCAAGCAAGTATCACTTACCTTAACAGTTCCAAGTGTTCTTCTTTCATCGTTTCCAAATCTGTCACGCATTTCAAGATTAGAAGAACCATCAAGCCCCCATTTTGCTTTTTCAAGATTTATTCTTTCAAAAAGTACAGGATAAATAAGGACGCCAGTTCTATTTGTTGAAATAAGTTCTTTTTCTTTACCAAGTCCAAAAAGATTATAAGTTTCATTATCTTTTATATAATGTGCTGCGTCTAAACCAGCAAGACCAGCAAGACCGCCAATAGGTGTAGTATAAAAGTTTTTATCAGAATTTCTTATAATATTTTCACAAACTATTCCAACTTTTCCGACTGTGCCGCTGTAATTACTGTATTGTGTTTCACGATATCCACGCCATAAAAAACTGGAATTTTTTGGAATTTTTTCAAGATTATTATCAGTCATTACAATTCCATTAGTTAAATAACCAGAAAGCGTATTTGCATTTGATGGATAAGGTTGACCGCCGAAATCATTTATTCTTCTGTGTCTTTTGTTAAAGCAAGTATCTAAAACTTCATTAAAGGAAATATCTGCTAAATATTCATCAGAACCTACTGTAAGTTTTAACTGATATTTGTGATTAGTCATAGAAATTTCCCCCTGTATTTACAATCCTAAAAGTATATTTGATTGGTTTATTTAATGTTTTTATAAAAGGTTTTGAAAGTGTTTCACTAATCGATAAACAATAAGGACAAGTAACCCACTGAAATGATATTTGAACAGCACCACTGCCCGAAATTTTTGTTCTTAACATCATACCTTTATAATAAAAGCCCCAATCTTGGTTATTTTCTTTTTTCATATATGCAACATTATTTTTAATAGTCCAGTTGCTTGAAATAGCAGTTCCGCAGCCGCTTTTTATAAGTGGTTGATACGTTCTTGATGGAAAATCTGAACTCCAATCTGTTTCACTTCCATCTGTATCAATAAAATGTGTTTCAAGTGCTGTTATATTTGTGCTATCCTGCAGGTCAATCAAACACATATAAACGCCGCTTATTTCTTGTTCGTGTTCAGTTCTTACTGTATAAAGCGGAAAAGCAAATTTACCGTTATAAAATAAAGCAGGTCTGCTATTATATCCAAAACGACTATTAAAATAATTCCAGTTCATATTTGATGTCCAACTTGCTTCATTTGGTAAAATCATTTTATGAACTACTGTTTGTGTCATATCATCAATATCAATAAGCAAAGTATTAAAAACTTTTTCTGTTTTTGTTGTATAAACTAAGACATATTTCTTATTTACTTCATCAATTCCGTAATAAAGCATTGCTTCTTTATACATATCTGTTACAGGGTTCCAGTTTCCGTGACCGTCTGGAATTGTTATCAAATCGCCTATATCAACAGAAAGAACTTCGTTAAGATAAAAATAAGAAGCAGCCCCGC